AGGGGGGTTCAAATTTGATAGGGGGTATATCAAATCTAAATAGGGGGGGTATATCAAATCTAAATACCCCCCCCCTATCAAATCTAAATACCAATAAGAAAGAAAAACAAAAAGAAAAAGAAAAAGAAGAAATTAAAATTAATCCTATTTATTTATTGCCGAGATTAGACTGATGAACGAATTAACACTTGAGACAGCAAACGAGCTTAGCTTATATTTTGGAATGAACTGGGGGAAAGATCCCCAGTGGCATCAAGCATGGTTTGATAACTTCACCGGCTTGCTTTATGCGAGCTTCCAACACTACGATAACGATCTTGTGCGGCGTGCTGCTATGCAGTACATCACCGACACCGAAGACAAGCGCCTCCCACCTTTCGGTGATCTGAAAGCGTACATGATCAAGAAGCTGGGCGCAGCACAGGTTCGCCAAGCGCTATCAGCTTCAAGCTGCAATCTCTGTGAAAATGGAACGCGTCGATTATTTGTTATCATGCGCATCGATGACGATCAGATAAAGCGACAAGAATGGGTCGCACGCTGTACTTGTTCGCGAGGCGCTCTGAATACTAAGGCAGATAACTATAAACAGTTTTTAGATCGTCTGCGTTCATCAAAGGGCTATCGTTGTCTCGGTTATATAGATTCAGATCCACATTCGATTGAAATCCTAGAGTGGTATGTGACGACCTATAGCAAACACACCGGCCGCGATGAATACCCCGCTGGCGTCGATCCGTCACCGTTCGCTGGAATGTCGTTCGATGAAATCGGCGAGGTCATGGCCGAGCGCCGCCAGAAGATGAAAGAAGCTGGGGTAGCCGCTCAAAGAAAGCAGTTCCGCCGAGCTATCGTCGGTGAAAAAAATCTTCATTATCTCAAATAAAATGTTATACACTATTCGAGGAAATAATCATGCCTAGTAACATCGAACCAGTCAAACAAGGTCGCGGTCAAGAAGATCGCGGCAATTCACAAGTCATATGTGTTCGGATTCCGAGCGGCTTGCTGGATAAAGTCGAACGCCTAGCTGATCAGAACAGCGTCACGCGTTCGTCAGTCATTATTCACGCTCTCAGAACCATCACCCAATAGGAAAAGCAATGTCAGAATCAATCGGCGAATGGGTTGATATATCAACGCTGAACGCATGGAAAGATAACCCCAGACAGAATAAGAGCGCGATCAATGAAGTTGCGAAATCCATCAAGCGCTTCGGCTTTGCCTCGCCAATCATCGCTAGAGCAGCCGACAAGATGATCATCGCCGGTCATACCCGCTTCGAAGCTGCCAAGAAGATCGGCTTGAAATCGGTGCCGGTGCGCTTTATGGATCTCGATTTGAATGACGCTCAGCTGCTTGCGCTCGCAGATAACAAGATTGGTGAAATCGCAGACTGGGATCAAGACAAGCTCAAAGAGGTTCTAGCTTCACTTGAAGATCAAGATCTGTCGGGTCTTGGCTGGTCTGATGATGACTTGAAATCTTTATTGGATAATGAAGAAGAACAAATTGGTGATTTTTCAGAAGATGATTTGGGATTTAGGTATCAAATATTGATTGAAGATTTGAATGAAGAATCACAAGCCGATTTATTTGAAGAACTCGAAAAACAGGGATACAAATGCCGACCATTGACCATATAATCCGATCAAATGTCGAACTATCAACCAGAGCTAAACAAGTTTGTGGAATGTTTGATGTTCCAATTGACAAAAAAAACGAGCTGCACTGGCAAATCAATGCGCCTATTGAAGACAAAGAATGGAATATTGGCTTGATTGTTGGCCCAAGTGGCTCAGGAAAAAGCACAATTGGAAAGCATTTATATCCTGACTTGATTGACAAAAAATTAGAATGGACTGGTAATTGTGTCATTGATGATTTCGATTCATCTTTTAGCCTTGAGGAAATAACAAAGGCGTGTTCTTCAGTTGGATTTAATACGATACCAGCTTGGCTGAGACCTTACGAAGTTTTGTCGAATGGCGAAAAATTCCGCGTTGAAATGGCCAGAAGAATCTTAGAAGAAGAAGATTTGATTGTTGTGGATGAATTTACATCAGTCGTTGACAGACAAGTGGCGCAAATCGGAAGCCATGCCATTCAAAAATACATCCGAAAGACTGGGAAAAAGTTTATTGCTTTGTCTTGTCATTATGACATTATTGACTGGTTGCAACCCGATTGGATTATTGATCCAGCTTCGCAATCATTTAATTGGAGGTCGCTTAGGCAACGGCCAAAAGTCGAGTGTGAAATCAAGCGGGTCGAATACAGTGAGTGGAAAAAATTCAGTAAATATCATTATATGAGTGCTGATTTAAATAAAGCTGCTCGTTGCTTTGGTTTATTTATTAATAATCAAATTTGTGCCTTTGCCGGTATTCTTCATAGACCAAGTATAACAGGAGGCTGGAAAGCTGTTTCGAGAGTGGTAACTTTGCCAGACTGGCAAGGTCTCGGATTGGCATTTGCTTTAATTGATACAATTGGCAGTGCATACACTTCCTTAGGTTGGAAATTTAGAAATTACCCAGCGCATCCAAGTTTTATAAAAAGCCACAAAAAAGCGAAAGTATGGAAAAATTGTGGTCAATCAAAACCATCGAAAGGCTGCAAAGTCGTTTCAGTAGGGAAAGCTATTAGATACCCATTTGTCTTCGAATATAGAGGTACAAAAATGAATAAAGAACAAGCTAAATTATTTGTTGGTGGATAATGCCAAAAATCAAACGAAAACAAGGAAGACCGACAGCGCTGACCGAAGAAGTTCAGCGCAAGGTCTGCGAGGCGGTTCTTCTTGGATGCACTTATGACATCGCAGCTAGCTATGCTGGGATTTCGCAGCGAAGCCTTTTTCAGTGGCTGGCTCGTGGGCGTGATGGTCAAGGCGAGCTATACGAAGCCTTTTATTCAGAAGTGAAACACGCCGAAGCCATGAACGCGGTTCGCAATCTTGCAAGTATCGCACAGTCGGCCAAAGATGGAAACTGGACAGCTGCAGCTTGGATGCTTGAACGGCGGCATGGCTACATCAAAGAAGGCGACCGGCCGACAATCGAATTAACCGTTGACATTCAGAACGCTGAGGTCACCACGCTGATCGAACAGGTCAGAGAACACGCATTGCAAGAGGTCATAACTGGCCCAGTTATCGATCTGGATGAAGAATGAAGCGTGAAGAAAAGCTCTGGTCTTGGCATGTTCGCAGCCGGCCGAAAACTTTCAATGTCGCTCTGGAAAGATTGATGCTTAAATCCGGCTTCACGCTCACAGAAAGAGCGCTAGCGATCGCCGCCGGTGTTTCACGAGCTTCGGTGGTTGAATGGCTTGACGGTCGGTCGATTCCAAGCGACGCGGAGCTTTTCGCAGTCGCTGGTGCCTTCTGTTTGAATCGTTTTAGTCGGGTTCATTGCACCCAGCGAGATCGAATCTATTTCGAGCTTCAAGCCATCGCAAATTACGAACGCCGAGTCATCGAAGCACAGAAGAATGAAGAATGATCTGGTCGCCGCTGTTAATACGCTAGGCCGGATTCAGAAGCAATTTCCGCTCGCGCTGTCTCGGCTATGGCGACCGTATTGCCATCGATTTGACGGCAAAGGCTCGCAATCGGAGCGGCCGCGCGGCTGCGGTCAACCGATGAAGCGCCTTAACGCGGGGATCTGGCGCTGTGAGGCGTGCGACATCACCGAAAGCCGGTCTTCACAGATCGAGATCCCGCTGTCTTTTCCGAAGCTCGCTTATCTGGTCGCCGGTGGAAACAGAGCGGGCAAGACCGAAATCGGCGCACAATTGGCGGTCGCCTTTGCAGCTGGGCGCGGTGAATGGTGGGTCGAACAGTGGGCCAAGCTGAACGGGATTCCGCTGGATTTGCTGCCGCCTCAGCCTTCCACAGTGATTTCATCCGGTCTAAGCTACGCTGACAGCGCCGAATATATCCGGCCGAAGATCGTTAAGTACTTGCCAGTCGGCACGAGCTTTCGAAACTGGAAAGGTGCCGGCCGAGCGGTCGCGACTTTGCCGAACGGCGGGAGAATCATTGCGATGTCGGCTGACAGCGGCCGAGAGAAATATCAGGGGATGGGTGGGCGTGGTCTTCGTGCGATTTCGCTGGCGTGGCTTGACGAAGAACACCCCAAAGACATCTTCGAAGAACTGATGTTGAGATGTGCCGATACGCCGTACGGCGGGCGATTGCTTCTGACCATGACACCGCTCAAAGGAATGACATGGGTTCATGATACCTTCATCGAAAATCAGATCGATGGCTTTGATTATGTCCAGATCAGCGGCCTTGATAATCCGTTCGTGTCATCGGTGAAGCTGCGCCAAGCTACGAAACACCTATCAGAAGCTAGCCAGCAAAGCCGATTATTCGGTGCCTTCACACTACAAAGCGGTCTTGTTTATTCTGAATTCCGGCGTGATGTGCATGTCATTGAACCGCGCGAGCTTCCAGAAGATTGGCCGCGTTATCGTGGTATCGACTTCGGAACACGAAACCCATTCGCATGCATCTGGGTTGCTCACGACTTGAAGAATGATGTTCTTCATGTCTATCGTGAGTATTACAAGACCGAAGTGACCACGCAAGAGAACGGCAATATGGTTTATGCGCTCTCGAAGAAAGATCCGCGCGTAGCTTGGACTAGCGCCGACCCCGAAAGCAAAGACGGCCGGCTGACTCTTGCTCGCTATTGCGACATTCCGACAAAACCAGCTCCGAAGCATCTTGGCGTCATTGAAGGGATTCAGCATGTTAAAAAATACCTGACAATCGATGTCGAAGGCTATCCGGCGATGTATATCCATAGCAACTGCCGCCAGCTGATCAAAGAAATGCGAGCTTATCGCTGGAAGGCAGATCAGAAGCAAGATCAACCAGTAAAACAGAACGATCATGGCCTTGACGCACTAAGATATATTTGTATGACTTTAAGCCGGATTCAAGGGCGATAATTAAAAAGATTACTTTTTTTATTCTTTTTATTTACATCTTAAATGTAATACATTATAATATATATGTTCATAAACAAACAAGGAGAAAATATGAGCAAAACTAATGAAGTACTCAAAGCAATGCAGCAAGAACTTACAGAATATGTCGTATCACAGCTAGAAGCTGGACTAACATGGCGTAAATCTTGGAGCAATATGAACTCAATGCCATTCTCTGCGAGCACTGGTCAGACCTACAAAGGCGGTAACATCGCTTGGCTATGGCTCCAAGAGATCAAAAAGGGTTACAGCACCAGTCAATGGGGAACCTACAATGCTTGGAAAGAACTGAATGGACAAGTTCGTAAAGGAGAGAAAGCTACTAAGATCATCTTCTTCAAGCCTGTATTTAAGATGGAAGATGGTGAAAAGGTATTTGCTTATTCTGCGATCAAATCGTTCAGCGTCTTTAATCGTGATCAAGTGGATGGTTTAGCTCCGATAGAATCATCCGATAAAGCTAAATGCGATGATGGAGAGCTTTTCAAATACACAACAGCAGAAAATATTCAGATCGTGAATAGCGGTCGTGCTGCTTACAATCCTATGCTTGACCGTATTATCCTGCCCGCCGCTTTTACAGATGAAGCTGGAGGATGGTCAACAGTAGCCCATGAGATCATTCACAGCACAGGACATGAAACACGATTGAACCGTACTCTAAGCCAAGAGAAGCATGAATACAGCTATGAAGAACTGATCGCTGAACTTGGTGCTTTGTTCCTTTGTACTCAACTTGGCTTAGCAACTGATGATAGCAAAGAACAATCTGCAGCTTATTGCGCTTCTTGGGCTAAGGTTCTCAAGTCAAATCCTGATTGGGTATGGAAGGCCAGCGCTGAAGCTAGCAAGGCCGCTGAGTATGTGATGGAGAAGATAAAAGCGGCGACAGTAGCGGCATAGATGTTAAACTTGAATAGCCTGTTTCGGCGGGCTATTCTTTTTTTAGACAAGGAGAAACAAATGAACCTGACTGGCGAAAAAATTACAATCCATCTTGAAACGAAACCAATGTCATGCCCACGACCGCGCGTCGCTGGCGGCCGAGCTTATATGCCGATGAATTATCTTCATTGGAAAAGCGGAGCGGTGACCCAGATCCGAAATCAAATCGCAGCTTTAAACATTGAAGATGTCGTATTTGTTGACATCACTTTTGTTTATCAGCGACCTCAGAGCTTGATGCGCAAATCAGACCCGACCGATCGAATCTTCAAAGGCACAAAGCCAGATCTGGATAACATCACGAAATCCGTTCTTGACGCCTTGCAAGATGCAAAGGTTTTAAAAGATGATGCTCAGGTTGTCGGAATCATCGCAACGAAATTCTACGGCAAGATCCGCGAAAATAAAAAATCTGAACGAAATCACATAAAAATTGATATATATCCCATAAAGGGGTGATTATGTCAGAAGCAACACAGACCGGATTATGGTTCAGAATCGTTAATTGGTTCTCAGCACCAGAACAGAAGCAGCTAGCCGATGTCCAGAGCAAACCGCGCGAGCTAGATCATGGTGCGACCTATGCGCAGCCGTACGGCGTGCGACCGACCTATAATCCAGAAGAAGCGATGTCAGCTTATGCGGGTCATGGTTACACTTATGCAGCTGTTTCACGCGCCTCGCAAGACCTCGCAGCTTTGCCGCTTCGACTTCTCAAAGGTAAAGACCGCGTGCTGGTTGAAGAACACCCAGTCATCGATTTGATGAATCAACCCTCGTCAAATGTTGACGGCTATCTGTTTCGAGAGCAGTTGTGCACCGATCTTATCTTGACGGGGAACTGTTATATTCTTCTTCTTGGTCAAACCGACAAGCCGAC